GCATTCCTTATGATTGGATCAAGACCCTCGCCGGCACGAGTACGCATGGCATTCCAGAATGCTTTTTTGTATTCATCAGATGCTCTACCAGTTTTATTGTCCAATTTAGGATTTGCTGGTTTGCCAGTTAGCGGATTAGCCATAGGAGCATTTAATTCAGCATCCAAGATGGCCTGTTTTTCCAAGCGGTCGATTTCCTTTCCAAGAGCAATTACATCTGCTTCCATTTTTTCATATGTTGCTTCGTCTTCTGCAGAAATTAGTCCGTCTGTTCCACGTTTTGTATCTAAGAACGCTTTAGCAGCGTCCCATGCTTTTGCGCGTTTCTCACGCAGTTCTAAAATCTTGTTCATTATTTTTCCTCCTATTAATGAATGATGTTGTTTAACCGCTTTTCCAGTGAATCAGCGGTTGTACCTTTTTTTGAATGTGTTTTAGGACACACTTTATTCAGTAATGAATTAGTGACAGCTCTGCGGCTAAAGGCATAGGTAAAGTCATCTTGTTGAGCACGCTTTTTCTCATCCTCCAAAATGTCGTCTGCAAAGCCAAGTTCAATTGCTTTATTTGCATTTAGCCAAGTTTCTGCATCCATAAGATGTGAAAGCTTAGTTCTTGATAGTCCTGTCTTTATTTCATAAGCATTGATGATGCTTTCCTTTACCTCTGACAACATATCAATAGCTTTTTTCATTTCTTCACTGTCTCCAATAGCTATTGTCAGGGGATTGTGTACCATCATCAGTGCAGTAGGTGACATTAATACTGTAGTTCCTGCCATGGCTATTACTGAAGCTGCTGAAGCTGCAATACCATCAATTTTTATAGTTACTTTGCCTTTGTAATCCATAAGCATGGTGTATATCTGACTAGCTGCGATGCAATCACCGCCAGGTGAATTAAGCCAAATAACAATGTCACCCTCACCGGCAAATAAATCTTCCTTAAATGCCTTAGGGGTGACATCATCATCAAACCATGATTCCTCTGCAATTACGCCGTCGAGGTAGAGCGTTCGGGTATCAGAACTTTCATCCTTGACCCAGTTCCAGAACTTCTTCATTTGGTTTCCTCTCTTTCTATAGTATTTGCGAACGCGCCAGCGTCCTGCAATTTTGTCATAGCTCCATTTATAAGGTAGAGATCACCTCCAAGTTCCGCAGGTATTTTGTCGAGATTCTCAAGCTCGCGTATATCATTAGCACTCATCCAGCCATTTTGTCTCGCTGTTGCATATCCTGTCATACGGCTTGCATAATCACCGCGAAGAAGACCGTCTACGTTGAATTTTATAAACACGGTAGGCTTTTCACTTTCTCTTAATAGAGAGCGGTACATAGTTTGTTCCCAGCGAACTACCCATGGGTCAAGTGTGTATTTCACAAATTCCAGTGATTGCTGTTCAATATTTGAAAAAGATGATTTTTCCAAGTCAGCTAACATATGTGGTGGTATTCTAAAAATACGGGCAATTTCATTAATTTGAAACTTCCGCGTTTCCAGAAATTGCGCCTGTTCGGGAGGGACTCCTATTTGTTGATATTTCATTCCTTCTTCAAGAACAGCCACCCTGTGAGAATTTGCTGAACCCTGATATGCTACATTCCAACTTTCTTTTATTTTCTGTGGGTCTTTTATTGTTCCAGGGTGTTCCAATACACCACCAGGTGTTGCACCATTAGCAAAGAACTTTGCCCCGTATTCTTCTGTTGCCATAGATAAACCAACTGCGTTCTTTGCCATTGCAATGGGAGAATAGCCTACCAATCCATCAAAACCTAAGCCTGGTATATGCAATACGTCAGAAGGGTCGAGATATACCATGCTGTCTTTCCCAAGTGTAGGTGCATCTTCAGTGCTCCTTTGATACAAATAAAAAAGCCGACCAGTTTTGTCTCGGTCGACTGTCATTTTGTTTGGCATAAGAGGGTAGAGGGTAATAACCTCACCACGGGCATTTCGTATAATCTGAGCATAAGCATTTCCCCATAATAAAAGATGAGTCATCAGCGTCTCACGGAAACTGAATGAAGTCATCTCAGGGTTTGGCTCATCATGAAGCAGTTTATATAATGGATGTTTTAAATATTTTTCTTTACCCCCGCTTTCATTGTATTTATAAACATGAAGGGGAAGTCCTGCCACAGTTTCAGATAATATCCTTACACAGGAATACACTGCTGTTATCTGCATAGCTGTATGTTCATTGACAGGTTTTCCGGCAGTGGTTCCTCCGAAAAAGAAGCTGTAACGACTGCCACTTAAGCTATCTTTAGGCTTGTCACGAGCCTTAAAAATTCCTCTAAATATTCCCATAGACATCACTCTCCTTAAAAATGGTCATTAAAAAATACTCCTTTATTAAGAAGTTCAATAGTATAATATTAGCTAATGAATACCTTAATTTGTTTTTAGTTCTTCAATTAAGTCTGCAGCTGGTTGATATCCATTTTTTGCAGCATATATTATTAAACTAAGAGCCTGCTCTTTTTCTTCCGCAGATTTAGAATTTTGTAGAATTAATAAAGCCATGCCGAATAGAGTTTCCGGATCTCTTTCTTGTATTTTTGTTCTGATTTTCTGCTCACTTACAAAGGAGTTTGTATATTCTTGTTCTTGATTTTTTGTATATGCTCCTTTAATTAGAGGTATTAATATTAAAACAAAATTGATTCCAATTAATGTCCATATTTTTTCCTGATCTATTGTATATTCATTAGTATCTCCGCTTACTGCTACAAAAATTAATAAAATTACAATTAGTATTGCACCCCATAATGGAACTCTATGCATTTAATTAACCTCATTTCTTTTTATTAGTTACTGTTGCAATTAAGAGACCCACTAAACTGTCAAGGCCTTTAAGAATAGCAATTCCTATAGCTATTCCAAGTAAACCTTAAAAAATATTGATTATAACTCTTAACGCCATTTAATTTTTCTCCCAAAGAGCATTATTAAGAGCTCTTAAAACCTCTGTGAAATTTTCATTTGTAACTGCTGCTTTTAATTTTTCTTCTCGCGTAGGTTTTCCTATTTGAAATAGTTTTTTTACTCCGTAGGATAAACCTAACGTTCCAAAATGGAACAAGGCTTCTTGAGTTTTGCTAGCACCCTGTGTAACACTCATAAGTTTCTGTGATTTTAGAAGCATGGATTTTGTTTCCTCAGGGTGGTTATCCCAAAACAACTTATATTCACTATTCATTGAATATGCTAAATCATGTAAATCTTTAATCATAGTATAGTTTTCATAAATATCATTTAGGACTTTTTCCATATCAGATGTAGGCATTTTGTTTACACCTCTTTCGTATATTTGTTTAATTTAATTATAAACAAGTTTCTAAAAAATGTCAAACTTTTCATATAATACGATAGCGTCAAGTTACTGTAGGGAAATTTTTAAAAAAGATTTCCCCTATAATAAATATCGAATGTTTAACACCGCATAATTTTTTATTGCCCTTGACAATGAGCCTCGTCTCCTGTGTTTCTATGCCACAGAGGCACCTATGAAAATCATATGTGGCCTGCCTAACAAGGCTAACACAGGCTTACTCATTGTAAAGGGTCTGCGCTATCGCTCCGATAAACAATAAAAAATTATGCTATATCGCTATATATTAGTCCTTTTAACCCTTTATATAAAGCTGTTGTTTTGCCTATATCTAATACGCTTGAACAATTATAATATTTACTCTTGTTGTACGTTTTGTTTGTGTTCTTCTGTATTCTTTCCTTTATTTCCTTTGTTAATATCTCCTTATTTTCTTTTGCTTCTTTTCCCTTTTTAGCTAATACTAAGTCTATTATTTTACCGCCATTTTCTCTATATATCCTTAATCTTGTCATTCTATCTGCACAAACCTTACTCCATCCCATAGGTCTGCTACTTAGTCTGTCTGATAATATATGACTTACATGCCCTTCTGCGCTGCAGCCAACTACATCATATTTATCTGTCTCATATATCTTTATTCCATCCCAATTATTTAACATATATCTTCTGGCATCTTGTACAGATTCTTTTTTAGTTTCTTCTTCCGTAACTGACAAGATCTTTTTATATACTTCTTTTAACATTTCCTTATCAGCTTCATCTATTGCATCTTTTAGCTCTTGCCTTAGTTCTGGTACATGTCCAGTGGCTTTTAATATGTATTTCTTTAAGTGATATTTGTCTAAAACAAATTTACTATTAACTATCCAACCTAATCCCTGTCTAATCCATACAGCACCATCACCAGCAAGATATATCTTTTCTATATTTTCTACATCATAAGTATCATCTATATATTGTGCAACTTCTAACCACAAATCTTCTGTATCTTGATATATTCCGCCAAAGTACCTTGTATTCTTTAGTTTATTTCTTGTTTTTCCGGCTTTTTCTATTCCCTCATGCACATACACAAGCCTTGGCATTGCTATCCCACCACTTTGTAATGATACATGGTCTTCATCTGCTTCTATGTATAATATTTTTACATTCTTTTTTTCTTTTTGCGGATTGGGTTTGTATTTTATTTCATCAACGTCTTTAACTATGTTCATTATGGTTTGTTTGCTTAATTCTTCTGTTAATATTACCTTTTTTCCTGTGTTGCTATATGATGAATCTGTTACTTCTTCTAATGCTCTTATTATTACATCTTCACTTAGTCTTTCATGTTGTTCTATTCCGACAAATTCATCTGCCAAGTGTCTGTATATTCGGTTTTTCTTTGATTTATAATATGTTCTATTATATTCTACTTTACCGAATATTGTTGTTATTGTACCTTCTTCATCTTTCCTATTTACTTCCCAATATTTTTTTCTGTCTTCATCGTTCTTTATTTCTTTATCTATATCCTCTAATACTTCTTTGCATATTGTTCTTCCTAATTCATGTAATACTTCTTCAAGATTTAATACAAATTCTCCAAAACTTTCACCATTTGCTATTAAATTTTTTATATTATTTTCGATTTTTTTAGTGCCATATTTTAAAAAGTGTTGTATACTATTGTACATAGAAGATGTACCTCCCTTGTTGTGATTAGTAGTGTTTTCAACAACATTTATTTTACCAGAGGTCCATCTTCTTTTCAATTCTAATATTCCTATTTTCTTGCATTTGGAATATTTTGTATTTTCCCTACAATAATTTTACACTAACATATAATACTACATTTAAAATATTAGTAAACCACGTTCATCGTAAATCGAGGAGCTACTTCTTCCGCAACAGCGTATCGCACGGTCGAGTGCCATTATAGTAGCAACGGCACCGTCTATCTTTTCAGTACTTTTTTCTTTGTCAGGCTTTATATTTCCAGCCGGGTCAGTACGGATGTAGATATTGTCCATCATCCAACGAAGTACAGGATGCCCGCCATGAGCAATTTTCTGTTCCAAGGTTAGTTTCATCAGTTCTTTAGTAGGTGGGGACATATCCTTGAAACCTTGACCAAAGGGGACAACAGTAAACCCTAATCCTTCAAGGTTCTGAGTCATTTGTACAGCACCCCAGCGGTCAAAAGCAATCTCACGAATGTTATATTTCATACCAAGTTCTTCTATGAAATTTTCAATAAATCCATAATGTACAACATTGCCATCTGTAGTTTTTAGAAAACCTTGTTTTTTCCATAAATCATAATTAACATGATCTCTTTTAACACGGAGGTCTATGTTGTCTTCAGGTATCCAGAAGTAGGGGAGAATACTGTATTTATCATCCTCATCCAATGGGGGAAAGACCAGCACGAAAGCTGTAATGTCAGTAGAAGAGGAGAGGTCAAGTCCGCCATAACAAACTCTGCCCTTTAATTCTTCCGGGTCTACATTAAATGCACAAGCATCCCATTTATCCATCGGCATCCATCGTACAGCTTGCTTGACCCATTGATTGAGCCTAAGCTGTCTGAAGCTGTTTTCTTCAGCCGGGTTTTGTCTTGCTGATTCGAAAGCTGCCTTAACTTTATCCATAGTGACTGTGATTCCAAGTGACGGATTTGCTTTCTTCCATACTTTTGGATCGCTCCAGTCATCCTCTAAAGCAGCTCCATAAATAACAGGGTAGAAGGTAGGGTCATGCTTTCTGCCATTTATAATATCCAGAGCCTTCTGATGTACTTCCCAACAGATGCTGTTCTGATTATCTCCTGCAGTGGTAATAAGAAAATATAGCGGTTGCATCCTTGCATCACCGCTGCCCTTAGTCATAACATCATAGAGCTTTCTGTTTGGTTGTGTATGAAGTTCATCAAATACAACACCATGAGTATTAAAACCATGCTTATTACTAACATCAGCTGATAAAACCTGATAAATACTTCCTGTTGGTTGATATATAAG